CTCCATGTACCGTTGCACCACCCCGCCATGCCTATATGCCTATGGCCATGCCTATGCCGCCTACGGCCACGGTCTTTCCCGGACATCCCCCCACGACCGCGCACTAGTACTCACGCCAACTCCTATCGTCAGTGGCTTCGCGTACGGCACTGGGACTTCCAACAACGGCTTCATCCGGCGCAAGATATCGTTCTCCATGTGGGTGGGGTACTGGCCGGCTATGGAGTCGTGGACTTGCAGCTCAATCCTGACTTCCGGAAGCTGCTCGCTGACGGCAAGAAGACCTTTGTTGATGACGATGGAGACGGTGGACTGCGGAACCCAAGCGAGGGCTTCCGGAAGGAGCGCTTCGACGCGCCCGAAGAAGCGGTTGCGGAAGCCGAAGGCGTTGCGAACCTCGCGGCGGGAAGCGAGCTGGGCTTCCGTTCGGCGATGCCAGTCCTTGATACCTGGATGAGCGGAGAACCAATTGCGTTGCATGAGCTCGCTTTGGTGGACGGTGAGGCCACAGTTCAGGGCCATCGTGCGGGGGGAACCGCCGTAGTTGCTGTTCCCCGTTACGCTTATTTTACCTTCATGTCGAACGAGCCAGAAACCTGTTGGTGTAACGGGGCAATAAACTAACTGTCCCTCACAGGGTAAACTTGTTACGGAAGCAGAGGACAGTCGCCACTCTACACGGTTGTTTAGAGAGAAACGGTACAAACGCTGTCTTCCAGCTCTATCTATAAAATTAAGCTGCGACCCGAAGCCATGCAGGTGGGCAAGTGTTTGGGAGTACTCAGCATGCGTTTGTATTATACTACTCATCCATTTTCCGCCTGTGCTCCCCGCATGGCCATCCCAATAGACCTGTTCTGCAAGATACGCAACAGCGGATTTATGCTCCCACTGCAAGCAATGGCTGGTAAGGTATTTTCCATGCTTGGTGAAGCAGAGGGCGGAAGCTGATGGAATGTAAAAATTACCTTGGGAATAGGTATAAAGTTTTCCTTGCAGGAGTTGGTGCATACGTTCAATTTTCCGCTCCTTGTGAAAGCAAAATCTTACATTTCCGTAAGAATCCTCCGACCCATCTGCCGCAAAAGCCGCTAGGAGCTCTGGCGCTTCGAGAACCGTTGAACCAGAGTAAATTACAACTTTTGGAAGTCTCGCTGATGCTGGAAGTCGGCAAGCTGCCGCCGTTTTGTACCCTTTAAGGTCAGTCCTATAAGGCATAGTATGGTCGGCGGTAACTATCTGCGACACGGCTTCGCCTTTAAAATGAAGTAATGATGTTTGGGCTGGAGCTCTGTACCATTCTTCGATAGGGGAGAACCTTGCCGCCCCACCATCGATATTGCAGGTAAGGATGCTCTGTCCGTTAGGGCAATCTTCGATAGGGGAGAACCTTGCCGCCCCACCATCGATATTGCAGGTAAGGATGCTCTGTCCGTTAGGGCAATCTTCGATAGGCTTCCAGCCCTCTGGTGTAAGAACCTCGTGTCCAGCCGTTACACAGCCGTGCACGAACATCTTCGCCATCTGGCGCTCCTTATACTCAATCCTATCCATCGGCTTGTTGAAGAGGGCGGAAGCGTTGAGGCGGTGAAGGTCGACGCCTTCGCGTACGGCTTGGCGGAGGTCATCGTCGTCGGCCTCCCAGATAACCACCATTAGGTCAGCGCGGTCAAGGTCGATATCGAAGTAAGTGTGGCCGGGGTCTGGCACAAACATCTTCCGCATGTTGGGGACGATTATCTGGCGGTGGCCGGCGGCGGCAAGTTTCTTCTTCTTCTCAATCGCGTCTTCATCGTCGCCCTTTGGGATGTTCTGAAGGTTGCCGCCGGAGCCGAAGGCGTTCTCGCCGGAAGCGAAGCGGTAGGTTACTGTCCCTGCGATGTTGTAGTAGCAACGCATCCGCTTATCAATATCGAGCGGCATTGTGGCGAAGGTGGAAAGGAGAACGCTGGCCGAACGGATGGCCTGGATGCGTTCGCAAAGGCCGGCGGTGAGCGGTTCCTTCTTGGGGAAGGCGAGGAGAGCAGCGTCGTCGGTGGTAGGGCGGTGGGTCTTCTTATTCTTCACAACCGGGAGGCCGAGCTCGGAGTAGAAGAGGGAAGCTACTTGCTTCGGGGAAGCGAGGTTGATGGGATAGCCGACTATCTGATTGATTTCCCCCTGCACCTCTGCTATGTAAGTCATGAGCTCCATGCTTATCTGCGCCTTTAACTTCTCGTCAATGCGAACGCCGCGTAGCATCATCATCACCACAGCGCGCCAGAGCTTGCGGAGGAAGTCGTACTGCTCGGTTAACTGTTCGCTGACGAGCAACCGTTCCTCGACCTCACAGACTTCGAAGGTATTTGTGCAATCGTCGCAGTTGTAAATCCAGTACTGCTCTTCGTCGATGGAGGCGTCCCAGGTCTTCCCGTCATCCTTCCAGTAGACGTAGTGCTGGCAGTACATGGACGCGAGGAAATCGAGGGACTTCTTCATGGAGGAGAAGAGTGTGTGCTGCATAACCATTGTGTCGAAGTAGAGGTTCGGAATGTACCCGTCTTGCAACGCGATGTACTGCGCATCGTAAGCGAAGTTTTGCCCAATGACCCTGACGTTCGGGTGAGTGAGGAGGACGCGGAGCTTACTGCGGAGGGCGAACTCTTCCTCGAACGACCAGTAAGAACCTTTAACCCCCCTGACCGCCATGTAGGGGATGCAAAGGGCTTCCGTAGTACTCCACGCGATTCCAATACAGGCAATCTGCCGCGCCCTCGTTTCAATGTCGCAGGCGAGCTTCATCGGCCCTTCCTCGGCGCGGAGGAGCAGCTGAGTTAGCAGACCGGAAGCGGTGGCGAAGGACGGACGGACATAGTACTGCTTCTCATTCAGCGGCCAGTCAGTGGTCTTCGAAGCGTGGAGGGCTCTCGCCATATCGCGAGTGGAGATGGGGCGCCACTCCCACATGCGCATGATGGCGGCAGGATGGTATGTCGGGACGAGCTTACGGGAACCGAACTGGGGAAGAGTGCGGAGGAGCGAACCGCGCCACTTGCTAACGGAGGTAAGGCCGGTGAGAGCGAAAAGGGCGGTATTGCCGAGGGCCAGGATGACGGTCGGGCTGACCTCCGCTACCTCCCGCGCAAGTTCATCGAGGGAGGGGAGGAACTCCGCCTTTATCTTCGTGCACTTCTTGTCGGAGAAAAAATGCCCCACGTCGTTAGCGGGAGGCTGTGTCTTGAATACGGTGGTGAGGTAACACTCGGTGCGAATGATTCCAACTTCGCGGAGCATATTGGTTAGCTCCCGGCCGCCGGCGCTGACGAACATTTCGCGTTTCAGCATATCTTCGCCGAAGGGCGCTTCGCCAACTATCATAATGGTCGCTGGCTTAGGGCCAGAACCTGGAAGGGGATTGTTCATGGGGTACCTTTAAAGTATTGTTTGCCAGTAAGGGGAGCAGTTTAAAGGACATGCTCAGGTCTCACGCTTAACGAGGGCTACTCGTATTGCGTTTGCAGGACGGGAGGCATGTCGGCGTAGGGGGCGCTGCCGTTGCGGTGCTTAACCACACGCTCGTAGCAGAGGTTATAGCCGATAGCGTCTACCGTACTGTCTTTGTGGTCGGGGGTAGCGCAGCGGCGGGAAACCTTCACCTGCTCTAGGCAGAGGGCAACCTCCTCCGGGGTAACGGCTTCCGCGAGCTTACCGCTGAGCACCATCGTGAAACCGAGGGCGATACGGGCGAAGTCTTCGGCGGGGTGGCCATAGTTGTCCTCACGATTACCGAAGACGGCGGAGGCCGCGAGGTCTGCGGCTGTGGGGGTGATGCGAGCTTTGCGTTGCTTAGCCATGTTAGGCTCCTTTCGAGGTGGGTTGTTGGGGGACTTTTATTAAAGATGAAGCGCCCCCATTTCGCAACATCTGAACTACCAACTCCCCCGTGTGCAGCTTCCTATGCGCCACGAGCCGGAGAAGGGTGATGAGGTGCTTCGCGAGCATTTCCCCTTCGGGGTAGATGAGGACGAGTTCCGGCGCCGCTGCGTTGGAGAACGCAGCATCGGGAATCTGTTCGAGGTGCAGCAGCCCGAGTTCAATCTTAGCCAGCGCCCGCTCGAACTCATCGAGTGATACGGTCATCGCAGTCCCCTCAGTTTCGCACTGACGGCGGGTGCGGAAGCGACGAGTTGCGCTACCATCGCGGAGTACTCGAGCGACTCCCCTCCGGGCATAGGCCATGGCTCCCCACCGCTGCGGCGCGTCAGGCCTACAATGCGGAAGTCCGACAAGCTGATGATAGCGTTAGCGATGAAGGTCTTTGTTTGTATCTGCACGGTTGCTTGGTAGCCACAATCGAAACGCTCGACAAGACTGGGGGCAGAAGGCTTGGCGGCGGGCGGCACTTCGAGCGGTTTGCTCGGCGCGGCGGTTGGTTGCGTTTTGCTTGGTATCAGTGCCATTTGTTTCTCCTTGGTTAAGTGTTACAGTGAAAGGTTGTCGAGGGAATCGCCAGCGTCCTCCGGCTCGCTCATGCGAACGCGACAGAGGTTCGCATTATCTGTGTCCAGCTCGATACCGGTGGCGTAGCACTTCATCCGGCTGGCGGCGGGGAAGATAGTACCGGAACCTGCGAAGAAGTCGATGACGCGGTCGCCTGGGCTAGCGGAACGGGAGAGCAAGTCGCAGTATAAGTCAACCGGCTTCTGCGCACCGTGGGTGAGGCCGCGAACGGAGGGAACGAAGATGACATCGCCCTTGACCTGCAGCACCGGCTTGTTCCCCTTGATTGCGTAGAGAATAGCCTCGTACATCCGGCGGGGAGCGTGCTCAGGGCGCGGCAGCATTCCCGTGGTCTTAGCCCAGATTAGCGGAATCGGCCAAACGTACCAGCCAGCTTCCTCGAAGCACCGCTGGAGGAAGGCGAAGCGGCGGGGGTCGCAGAAGACGTAGGCGTGGGCCTTTGGTGCGGCGATACGGAAGCCTTCCTTCGCAATGTGCTGAGCGAGCTCGTTGAAGTACTGCTCGCTGTCGGAGTAATTATGCCCGTGGTCGGACTGCTCCCCGAACTTGTCAGCGTCAATACCGTAAGGGGGGTCGGTGAGGATGACCTGGAAATGGTCGGAGGGGAGGTCGGCGGTGAGGTCGAGGGTGGAACCTTCCAGCAGCGTGTGGGGGGAAGCCGGCTTCTCGATTTCATATTGCTCTGCGAGCTGCGCCGTCTTCGCGCGCTGCGCTTTCTTCGCAACGACCTTCATCGCTTCCTTCTGCGTCTTCGCGGCGGCGACTTCCGGGTCAGCGAGGTAGCGGGAAAGGATAACGGCGTCGGCAACTTGCGAGGGGGCTGCACCGAGATTGTCGACGGCTTCCCCGCCAAGGATTTCCGCAGCAGTCGCGGCGAAGGTTTGCGCCCTCCCGCCTTCGGCAGCTTGAGCGGAACGGAGCGCGTGAAGCTCGGCGGTAGCGGTGGCGAGTTCCTGCCACGACAAGTCAACGCGGCGAGTGTTCTCCTCCAGTTCCGCTTCCTTCAGCGCAAGGGGGGAAAGCTCCTTCAGCAGCGTAACCGGGATATGGTCGGGGGGAGCAAGTTCTTCGTTACACTCAATCTGCCCACCGCATTCGAGGATGGAAAGCATGGCGCGGTAGCGGCGTTCCCCTGCCACCAGCGTGTACCCCTCCCCCTCCTTCCTCACCACAATAGGGTGGAACAAACCTTTATCCTGAATGGAGGCGGCGAGGTCGGCGATGGCCTGCGGTGTGAACGTGCGGCGCTGGCGGTTGTCGGGGATGGCGAGGGAGGAAAGGGCTACGAAAAGCATCTTGAGTTCCTTTTATAGTAGTGAAGGTGGTGGGGGTGGGAGGCGACTACGCCGATTACCTGCCTCCCGTCAGGTGGGGAGAGCTTAACGAGGAAAGCCAGCGCAACCCCGGATTAGCCCATCGGCTGTAGGACTAATCTACCAGCCCACTGCGGAGGAAAAAGGAATAAAACCCTCACAATGCGCTGATAGGTAGACCTACTACCATTGCGCCTTACAGCGCAGCAACACCCTTGATGTCGGTGTAGATTGCTTCGCCGACGATACGATGCTTCACAGTGACACGGGCAACGTTACCTGCCAACATCGCAGGCGCCCACGGTTGACCAGCGGTGTTTTGCTTCACTGCTTCACGCAAGCGGCCCAGCTGGACGTTCTTACCACGCGAACCGTCGAGACCGCCGCTGGCCGTCATGTCCAGGAAAACGGACTGGCGAACGGTGGGCTCTTTAATACCGGTTGCTGCTGCCACGCTGGCGTCGTCGATTGCCCACTTCACGTCCAAGATAACGGAATTCTTGGCTTGGCGAACGGTAACGTCCTTGATAACAGCATTGTACTCGCCTTCCGGTACAGGGATGGACTGAGTGTCAAGTGCAGAGGTAGTCTGGGCGGAAAGGAACAGGTCAGGGTCAAATTGAGACATGGTTGGTACTCCTTAAAAGGTACGGTTATGGTTCAAAGTTCGCGGTATGATAAGCTCATGCGCGTGAGGCCTTATGCGATTACGTGATGCGTTCGCCATTGTGCGGGAACTGTGGGAGCAATGCAACCCCCCGTTACGCCTTGGGAGTTGGCAGTACTTGCCCACCACGCCGCCCCCAGCTCGCCAACATTTCGACGAAGGTAGCAGGGATTTTGTCGGAGATGGGGAGGTTGCGCGCCTTCAGCGAAACATTCATGGAGGCCGTCGACCAGCGGAAGGTCGAACCCTCGCGGATGCAGTGGACGACATCGGAGAAGAAGCGGGGGAGCTTTGGCGCAAGCTTCTTTCCGAGGGTGGAGGCCATTAGTTCCACGCCGCCGGTAACTTCATTCGACTCCCGTTCGAGGTGCGCGGTTAGGATGAAGTGGCACTGGAGGGAGGTGGCAAGTTTGTCCACGAGCCGCCCGAGGTTATCCTGGGCTACCCCCCAGTCGGCCATAGATTTGCAGGGCTTCGAGCCGGTAACGAGGTTCATGGCGGCGATGCTCAAGCCGCTGAGAGAGTCGAGGACAAGGACTCGGTCGGTGTTCCAGCTATCGACCGCGCCGAAGCTCATCCCCGTTCGCTCGTCGGTGAAGTTGGAAAGGCAGGTTAGAACTTGGATGAACTCCGTGTACTTGCCTTTCTTAATGTCGGACATCTTGGCGAGCGACTCGAAGGACAGAGTGTTGATTTTCTGTGCCGAGTCAATCATGTCCGACCAGTCGGGGGAAGCGGGAGGGATGTAGTGCCAGTGGAGCTTTTCCGAAGGGATGTCGGAGAGAACCTCCATTCCCGGCTCGGTGAAGAGGACGAAGACCTCAAGGCCCGCATCGAGGAGGGTGCGAATGGCGTGGGTTTTGCCTGTGCCGCTTTCCCCGACCATCAAGGCCTTGAATCCGGGAATGGGGGAAGGTGTTACGTTGAGTTCTGTCATGCTAGTGCTCCTTAGGTAAGTGAGGGTGGGACGGAAAAGCTCTGCATTGGCCAGCTCCTCGCGGAGAAGCCGGAGAAAGGGAAGGCGCTCCGGAGGAGGGAGGTGTCCGGCGAATGGAAGGTTGGCGCGGAGGCGAAGGTGCGCGGCTTCCAGTTCCGGTGTTGCAGGGTACGGGTGAGGCTGTTGTTGCATGGTTAAGCTCCTAAGCGTGGTGGGTAAAGGTTGTCGGCGTAGATTGGTTGGTTGAGTTCCTTCTCCCTGTACGCGATAGTGAGGAGGAGCTCGCGCTGGAGTGCGGCAGGGGGGAGGCGGCTGTTCCACACGCTGTCGTAGCTGCTCCAGAGACTGCCGGGAAGTTGCCAGCGTTCCACGGTTCCGAAGCTCCACGTACCGAGGCGGTCGCCGATTTCGTGGCGCTCGCAGAAGGCGTTGCGACAGTGCGTGGGCTGCCCCTCGACGGTAACGGTCGCCCAGACCTCCGCGCAAATGGGGCAGAAAAATGCTTCGCCATAGGGGGCGCAGAGTTGCTCGCGAACCCAGAACTTCCCCACTTTGCTGACGGCGAGAAGTTCCTTGCGGAGGAAGATGTACTGGGTGAACTCAGCGGGCACGGCTTAGCCCTCCCCATGCTCGCGGCGAAGGGGGTCCCAGGTGTTCGTTTCGTAGTACTGAGAAGCCCAGGCTTCAGGGTTCGGGGAGGAGCAGAGGCGTTCGTAAGCGCACCCGCCGTAGGCGTTGCAGCCATGCTTGTCGAGATTGGCAAAGGCAAGCTTCGTATCGGCGTAGATGCGGAGCATGTACTCGACCTCGCGGAGAAGCTGCGAGTACCAGCGTTCGATTTGCCACTGAGGGCGGTAGATGATTGCCTCGGCGGTATCGTACTTTGTCTTGAGGATGGAGATGCCCCGGATGATGGCGCCTGATACGGGGAGGCCGTACTGCTGCGCGCCCCAGAGATAGCCCGTGAACTGAGAATCGAGGTTCCAGTTCCGCGACCACTGTGCGCCGAGGGAGGTGGAGGTCTTCTCGTCCACGACGAAGAGGGAGCCATTCTTGTGCGTGGCCAGCATGTCGAAGCGACCGCAATAGAGGAGCGGTTCGCCGGTGTCTGGATGGGGAATTGGAAGCGGGATGGAGAAGGAAAACTCAATTCCCCGCTCGCCGGAGGAGGAAGTGTAGGGGGTGAGGAAGTCGTTGTCGAGTCGGTGGATGGAGAAATAGTATTCGAGAGCGCCGGCCATCCGCTCGAGGGACTTGGCTGACCCTTCGGGGGCTTCGTAGTCGCCGTAGAACTTAATGAGCGCGCCCACGCCGGCAGCTACCGCATCGTCAGGGGAGAGGTTTTGCTCGAAGTAGGCGCGGCGGGTAGCTTCCATCCCGTGCGCGAAGGCGCCGCCAGCGTGAAGGTGGACGTTAGTCCCCTGCGGGGAGAGTTTGTGCAGGTGGGAGTAGACGAACTTCTGCTGGCAGTGGGCGAAGGTCGAGCGGATTGTGTTGTCGATGGTCTGAGGGAAGCTCAGAGTGTCGAGCGACGGGGTGAGGAGAAGGCGGTGAGCGTCGGCAAGGATGCGGTGCTGGGTCATGGTAGTGGCTCCGGGTGAGGTTAGGTTAAAGGCCAAGCTTTTCGAGGTCGGCGAAGAGGTCATCGTCGGAGATGGGGGCGGCGGCAGCTGCCTTGGCCTTCGTTTTCTTCGCGGAAGGCCCGGTGGGAACGGTTCCTCGAGCGTCGCGGAGCATCTGGATATAGCGGCGCTGCTCTTCGATGGTGAGCTCTTCGCCAGCAAGGACGCGGCGGCGCGCTTCGTTGAGGGTATCGACTAAGGATTGGGACATTGTGTGGCTCCTAAGGGTTAAGGGGTAAGGGTTAATGGGGGGCGTTTATGTATAATGATTGTCCCCCATTCCGCTAAGCAATGCAAACTTATACGCTACTGCTTCGCTAGTGGGTAGCACTCCTCACGCAGTCAGCCATAAGCGCCAATCCATAGTTCCGCCACCGCGTTATCTTCGAGGGGGACTAGTAGCTCTTCTCGTACAGCCCAAGCTATAAACCGGTCATCACTGCCCTCGAGGTCGCTATCCGGAGGGAGGCGGTAAGGCCCTGTCTTCTTAAACCGTGCAAGCTCTTGCTCTACGTCAAAATCGCGACCTGCTAACCAGTGCTCTTGCAAGCAATAGTCCGAGTACTCCCCGCTGGTTATCGCTACTATTTGCCCTTTGTTGATTTTCATTTTTCAGGTCTCCTTGGGTTGCAGCACGTCCGAACTGGCACCACCTTGCCTTCATGGACGTGGCGGCCCGCAATTTCGCTTGCGCTAGGCAGCCCAGCCGCTACCGCCTTCGCCTCGCATCTAGAGCAAAGCAACTTGCCCTCTGTCGGTGTGCTTTGGAAGTCGAACTTATCTCGACCTGTTTGGCCGCTGCCACACCACATCTCAACCGCTTCGTAGTGTTTTCCAAGCAATGCGTAAGTCGTCACGGAACGTGGCCTATGTATCAGAAGCGCCCGCTTGTTGTCTACAAAAGGCAAGCAGAGTTTCCATGGTGCTCCATGCTTCCTGTTAAATGGCGTAATCCTGAGTGGAATTTTGAACATCATCCCTCCTTCTTATGGCAGATTATTCTACCGAAGTCGAATATGTGCCAGTCCATACCATTAGCTTCGCACCGCTTGCTGTAGGCCCCCTGTTCTTCAGGTGTCCACTGTGTTCCACCGCATCCCGCTAGAGCGGGAAGGGGTAGTAGGTAGCGCATTTTCATTCTCCTTCGGTTCTAAAGACAGTTGTCGGTTTCATCGGCGCTTGCGGAGGTGGGAGGGCCTCCGTCCCGCAGAACCACTAGTTCCCGCATAAGGGCGTAGGCTTCGGCTTCTTTCTCCAGTGCCACTTGCACTGCAAGCTCCGCGAGGTGGGTGCGCGCTCGCGCTCCGGCACGTAGTAAAGCGGCGTCGTCGAGCAGGTTGTTAAGTTTATGTACGGTGTACACTGCGCGAAGGTGGCGGCAAAGTCTCTTTAGCATTTCGATTCTCCTCGTGTGCGGATAAAGTCCTCTACTACTTTGTGCATAAGTTCAGATTTACTATTTGCCCAAATAGTTTTCTTGCCGGCAGTAAATATCCAATCTTTTGTCGCATCGTCTTGGCCAATTTGCACTGTCTGACAGCTCCCATCCTCAATGCATCCGCAGGCCTCAAAGATAGCGGTTAAGGCGAGTTTTTGGTGCGCGGTCATTTCTTGCTGCTCTGCTACTTGTTTATTAGATGTCGGACGTAAAGGGAAACAAAGCATCCTCAAGTCTATCTATTTGCGTATTGAGGGCTTCTATCGTTTTAGTTGCCAA